TGGACATAAAGAAACCACCTTAATGTAATCATCTTGAGGAATTTTTTCTCTTTGAGGGTTTCCAAAACTCTCCCGAACTGGTTCCAGAACAGATAAGCCAGGAGAATTTTGATTTTCCATCAATTGTTCAAGCATTCCCTCAAGCTTTTTATATCTCTCTTCTCTTTCAACGTCTTTCTTCATCAAGTTTTCATTTTCCGATTCGAGGTTTGCTATTTTTTCAGCATTCGTTGGTCTTCCAGCCTTTTTAGTTTCAGTTGTTTTTTCAGTCATTTTCCTTTACCTTTTGTTTGCTCTTTTTTTTTTAGTTTTTTATTTTCTCTCATAAAAACCTAGACGGAAAAGTAGGAGAGGCTACTCTTATCAATCAAGCCTTATGCTTGTCTATCCGTCTAGGTTGGTTTATATTACTTCAAACTTAACAAATGTGACTATAACTGGATAATGCCAGCTACTGCCGATGTGGCTACGCCCGTTCCCCATCTCTTCATCATAGTAGATGTTTGAGACAGATCTGCATTTTCCCAGACCCCAGAAACGTTAGAAAGTGTGCTTCCTTCAAAAACGAGTTTAATCAGTTTTTGTGCCCCTGGCGAGATCAGATAAATGTTATCATTATCAATCAAAGTGCCAAAAGGAGTTCTCCAATTAGCCTTCTGCGCCAATCGCATAACAGAAAATCCGAAAGCCTCTCCAACATAGCCCATCTTCATGAAGTCGGAATCGAGATCATAGCGATAGTTTGCGTCTGTTGGAAGAATGTTCACAAGCGCCCTGCGAGTACCAAAAATAACAGCTTCTCTTCCGCCATTCCAGCTTTCAACGGTTTCTCCAAGTCTTGTCAGTTCATCCTGAGTGTACCCAGAAACTCTTAGTCCTGTGGTTGCGGTTGCGTCCAGAGCTTCCATCAAATTCAAGAATGCAGTATATGCATCCAGAGAAATCTGAAACTCGAAACTCTTGATAACTTTAGCAACGTACTTTGCCAAAGACTCTTTACCAGCAAGAACTCTATACAGGTCAACGCCTGTAGTTAGCTGGCGATTTTCTGGCAGAATTGTAACCTGTCCAGTGTGCTGTTTGTGAACTTCGGTTGTTCTCTGTCCTGCCCCGTGGCGAGAAACTGCAAACAAATCCCTTGGCTCAATATCGAATGCAGCGCTGTCGCCAAATCCAATATTTCTGATATCAGTATAAATACCAATTTCGTCAATAATTGTATCAGGCAAAACCATGTCCACAAGAGCGCCTACAATGGCAAACGTGGCCCAAGAAATCAGGGGATGCGTACTCCATGTTGCAAGCGGGAAAGCTTCCATGTCGCTAATTCCAGCCGCGCGCAAGATCTCGCGCTTCAAGGCTGAATTCATTTGTGCTTCTTTCTCAGAAAACGAGATAGGCGTTCCATCTTCACGGAGTCGCATATACTCAAGATTTCCTTTGCCCTTGACGTTCTGAGCTTGATAGTGTTTAAAATAATCATCAAACAACATAAAAGTTGCTTTTGATTCGGCGTTTTGTGCAAAGCGTAAAACACTTTTTGGAAGTGCTATTGTCATATCATTTTCCTCCTTTTTATATATCTGGCTTAGTTATTCACACATTCTAGCCGATAAGCCAGAACACGTTGATTATCAATTCCACCAGTTGCAAGCGAGATATATGTTTCTTCCAAAAGATAGAATGTTAGTGAGCTTGCTGAAGAAGTAGCTGTCCAAGACATGGTGTATGCACTTGAACCTGAAGCCACATAGTCGCCTGTGCTTGGACTTCCACCAAGAGCATCAGCAGAAAGAGTGATGATATCACCAACTTGAGGCTTAAATGCATCAAAGACATCCCCTCCAAGATTTGTAAAATTACGAACATCAGGATCAATACCCCGATACTTAGATGTCCCAGAGGTTGTTACAACGTTCTCCTTACCACACGCCATCCACAGGTTCTTCAGGTCGTCAGCATCTGTAGAAATAACCTGTGTATTCCAAACCTCTTTATACCCTGCGCTTGCTGACACAACAGAAGGAAGGTGAAACACACTCCCATTGTTGATATCAACACTTGATCCTGCGACTGCGCTGCGATTCAAAGCCCGATTGTCAGCAGCAGCAACTTGATTTTTGATTAATATACCATTCGCCATATTATATTCCTCCTATAGAATAAATTATTTCCATGTCACTTTTTCAGCTTCAGGCTTGCCTGTAGTCCACGGGTTTCCGATTCGTGGAATACCAGAATTTTCAGACGATCTCTTAGTATAAGAAAAAGCCTTTGCCTTTACCGCATTTTTCCAACCATCAACATTTTGAAGGTCAAAATTCTCAGAATCTTCTCTAAGGGCTTGCATTTCAACTTCGGGAATAATTCCTTCAACTTCTTTGAGTGTTGAATTCACCTCAAAAGCAAAATCCTTTTTCTCCATATCTTCTTTGTACTGGCGCAACCCTTCGAGTTCAGCCATATACACAGAGCTTTCCTTTGCCATCTCAACCATTTTTTCATTCTGACTATACATGCGATTATAAATATATTCACAAGCCCCAGCATAATCTCTTTCATCTTCTGGTTTTTCAAGAGCTAAAGCAAATTTTTGATAGTCTTCTGTTTCTTCCTTGAGAAATTCGAGAGCCGCTTCTACGTCAAGCGCAAAAGTGCTAAACCCCTTGTCCTCACCAGAATCTTTTGCCATTTCTTCCTCGTCTTCTTCTTGCTTTTCTTTTTCAGGCGATTCCTTTTCTGGTTCTGGGGCATCCTCTGCCGCCATCTCAACAGGTTTAATTTCTTCTTCAGGAGTCAGATCTTTTTCCTTTTCATCCATAGACATCTCCTTTTTTGTTTTTTCGCTGTCGTCAGACAACTCCAAATTTTTGAAATGGGCTATCCGTTTTTCTTCAGCTTCGTCAAAAAGAGCTGTCATTTTTTGTGCCCATTCAGATCCTTCATTACCACCACGCAAGAGATAAGCAATATAATCATTTGATGGAATTGCATTCTTTTTCTCAGATAAAATGTCTATTTTATTCTTTGAAAAATATTCAACCATCTGTTTTACTTTATCCCGCGAGGCTTGTTTATTGTCCAATAAATATGTGGCAACAGCCATTGAAACCGCCGTTCCCCCGCCATATTTTCCTTCTAGCTCCAAACCCTTTCTTACGCTTTCTTTCACCTCATCAGATATTGCCACGCTTTCCACCTTTGAAAATTCTGTTGCGTATGCTTCTTTATATGCTTTTGTTTCTTCTTTGGCAAACGCCACAACATCTGCTTTTGCACCAGGAATTGCAGGCGCAACAAATGTGCCAAGAACGGTAATAGCAGTATAAGCAAAATCTAAAAGATCCCCGCCGCCATTTTTTTCGTCTACGGTCATATCAAAAACATCCATTTCAACAGAAACAGGCTTGGTGTTAGAGTCTCTTTTAAAAAATTCTAGAAGCTTTCCGCTATATTTTTTCCAAACCTTCCCCCAAACTGAAAGCATAATCCTTCCATCTTCCAATTCTCTGAATTCCATTGGCATGTCTTTAGGAAGAAACCCACAAGGTTGTTCTAACCAGTCGTGACTCCCAGCGTCATCCAGCACGTCATCATACATCCAGACAAGAGGTTTCTCGTATAGGGTGTGAGCTGTTTTTCTCAAAACATCTTCACTTACCCGCAAATGATGATGATTATCACCAGAAGCAAAAGCATCTATAAAAACAGTTGCGAATTGACTTTCTTTATCGCCCTCAACAAACTTTATGCTATCAATAGCAAACTTAAGTTTTTCTGTCAAATTTTGCCTCCTTTCTTTTCATCAATCGCAAGCAACACTTTCAAGAAAAACGGAAGATTTGCAATAACTTCCTCCAATTCTTTTGTGTTTGCAAAACAATACTTACCGTTTGCATCTCTGCTTAGAAGAGGCAAGCTACATTGATATATCAAGTGGTCTGCAACCTTTTTATTGCATTTGAAAGATCCGTTTATGAATTCCTTTGCGCCACTTTTTATATACATTTATTCACCCATCATAGCGTCAAACAAAACAAGATCTTTTACTGCCCTTATTTTAGTTGAAAATTTATTGGCAGAATCTTCCTCTTCAACCTGTTCATTAAGCATTTTCTGCAAAAATCCCAAATCCACAAAAGAGTTCTGATTAAATGCAAGACCGTATATTTCTTCAATAGAGGCAGTTGTTTCTTCTTCAACTCGAATGTAAGTATCCATTATGGAGTTCAGATTAGAAAAATCAAAAGAAATATCCAAATTTCTAAGAAGAAGAATCTCTCCCCCTGTTCTTTCATTGATATGATTGAAAAACATGTTTGCGTGATCGTTTTCATGCGCAGCCTGTTCCTCAAAATATTTTGCAATATTGACGAGTTGTAAATCTTCGAAATATGCCTGTATCATCTTATAGATGTGCATATTGCGATATTCATGTAAGACTTGAAAGTTTAGGGCTTCATTTAATTCGTTAGATAGCCTCATTTTAAAGCTCCTTTATTATAACTTACCAAGCAACCCAAAAACCACATCCCCTACCACCATTACCAAGCAAAATAGTTGATATTGTCTGCAACCGTAAGAACATATGAGCCAGTAGAATCAGCGCCAAAAATTAAACTGCCGCTTGAATTTACAACATATCCATTAGCTAACAAGCTACCAGACCTGCTCAATTGAGCCATATACCCAACCACAGAACCAAGACTTGTATTCAAAGTTACCGCAGATCCATTAGTGTGAACTTCTGTTACAGCTTGTGATCCAGTTGCAACAATTGATGTATCTTTCCATGCAAAATAGCTAATAACATCATTTGCTGTTAAAACATACGATCCAGTTGAATCCGCTCCAAAAATTAAACTACCGCTAGAATTTACGACATATCCGCCAGGAAGCAAGCTCCCTGAACGGGTAATATGTGAAATATATCCTTTTACTGCGCCTATACCTGTATTGATATTAACTGCGGAAGCATTTGTATGAACTGCTGTTACAATTTGTGACCCAGACACCATTGATTGCGCCACTTGCAAAGCATCAATTTCAACCTGTTGTGTATTGTTTGTTGTCAATGCTGTAGCAGACCCACTTTCCATAGTAGAAAGCAATGTCCCTAAAGAAACATCTTGAGCCGCCTTCATGCTGTTATTCAAGTGGGTAATATTCGTTGCACTTAATTTTGTCATTTGTTATTCCTCCTATTATTACGATAAAAGCCGTATTTTATTTTTAGTTTATTTATCAAATCTTCCCGCCTTTCCCAACGTTGGAGCCTGTTGCCCTGCTTTCCGCCCCTGATTCGGTAAGATTAGTATCCTTTTTTTGTGGACGACCACCATCAGTGGTTCCACCATCTTTCCCGCTTTGTTGGAAACCAGAAATTATTGGGGTAAGTTTATCTACAAATCCCGTTTCTTTGGCTTCTGCCAACTGTCGTTCAAAGTCAAATGGACTCATTCCAATGGCTGCCGCAATTTTTTGGGGAAGAACAACACCAAGGGAAGACAATTCAATTTGCTGATCAAGCCTCTGTTGTCTATTATTATAGAACTGTGTTCCCTCGAAATTAAAATCAAACTTATATTTCTTTGTTCTTGAATTAATCTGATATTTCAAAAAATTATTAAACTGAGGATACAGCGCAGTCATCAATTGTTCGTCACTATTCAAACTCAATTGTGTCTCGATTGTATTCATTTTTAAATCATTTGAAAACACAAGATTTGTATTTACGCCACTATTGCCCAATGCTGTTTTTAGATATGAACTATACACTTCATTATTGCTGGTAAATTCTATTCCCTTTACGTCTTCGAGAGGAACCGCAGCAACTTTCAATGCATCACCAATAGCCGCTTTGATAACGGCTAAAAATTGCCCAAGCACGGCAGGATTGATATTGAACTGATCTTTTACTCTGGCACCTGGTTCTTTTAGCAAGCCAATTTGACCAATTACAACTTTTGCAGCCACGCTTTCATTGATTGTCTTTTGTAATGCTCGCATAACGGGCTGCTGTATTAAGTCTAAAAACAATCCGCTAAAGTGCGGTAATCTTGTTGCAACAGTAGGGTTGAATTTCCAACACCATGCCTCAGAAACTGGTAAATCTTGCCAATAAATATAGCTAGATCTTCCTCTAAGCTGTTCTGACAATGTGGGGTCGTAGGTTCTAAATCCGCCTCTTCCATCATAAGCTTCTAAAAACTTCTGTTTGAAAAAGGGAGAATATAAATCTATATCAACCCCAGGTTGTATAAACCAATACATGTTCAGAGAATACAACCAGCCATAAGCCCATCTTCCAGTAAGCATTGTATACCTTGGACTGGAAGGCAATTCTTGAAGCGTGTATTTGTCTGGCGCATTTTGATTCTTGAAATCAAATCTTGGCGAACAGAAAAAAGCTTCATTTCGAAGCAATTGTTTTACAACATTTGCAAATTCTTCCCTATAATCAAATTTATCCAAAAACTCTTTTACAACATCTAAATCTTTTCTGTATGCAAGGCTCGTATATTCAGAGGTTCTATTACTAGGAATATTTACACATGAATATGTCAAATCAAAAGAAAGCATATTTCCTAAATAAGCAAGCAATCTTTTGTATGGTTGAGACGTAATCTCAAAATCTTGACTGAATGATTGTAATTGCTCTTCCGAGTCTTTTGGCGCTTTTAGTGCCGCCTCTAATGTGGCTTCTGTCGCCTGTACTGAATTCAGGGTTATGTCTTTCATTCTCTGATTCAGCAACATTGGCGTAATTATGCCTGGAAGAAACGTTGGATCATAGTTTCTTACAAATTCTAAAACATCGTAAACCTCTCGTTCAGTTACTTCCCCTATGAGGTTTGCTTGATCGTTGATTTGATCTGTCAAAGTTATACCTCCTTTAAGGTTTACGCAGTCTGCGTCAAAGCCATCATTTGCTGCAACATATCTGATTGATCAGGTTCTCTAATCAATTCTTGATCAAGCAGTGTGGCAAAATAATTTCCATAAGCAATTGAAGAATATCTATCTTTTCTGCTTCCTGATGGTTCAACCAATCTAACATTCCCCGAAAGCAATGTTAATGAAAGATTAATGCATTCATTTATAAATAAACTTGTTTGCAGATATGGGGCAATAAAAAAGGAATTAGCACTCAAATCCCCTTGATCTAAAAATTCTTTTTTGTAGCTTGACCGTATCATATAATCTTCAGCCTCAGATTCGTCAACTAAAAGCCCAAACATCTTCTTCTGTAAAATATCCCTCATTGCAACAGCTATTTCCGCATTCAATCTTGATGTAGCAGAAATTGGATACACGATAGGAAGAGCGTTCAAACCAGTTGTTCTTTCGCTCAATTCATCGTATTTACTATTTTCTATGGACGGATGTTGCATCACAGTCCAAGGATCATATTCAATTCCTCTTTCTTCATCTTTGGTAATAATTCCTAGCTGGTCATACAAAGTTACGCCAGAATTCAAAAAATCCAACACAAGATGATCAGCGCCAAAATCATAAAATATCTGTTTTATTCGCAACGCTTGCCTAATTGAATTCACGCCAGAATAAGATTCCATGTAAACCAACTCTCTAAAATATCCTTTGTGCGTTGGCAACAATCTTATACAACCCGTAATAGACAGGTCGTTTGCCTGTCCAGCCATTTGAGCAATATCACAAGTAATAAGCCTTATTTCGCCTTCTTTCCTTTCTATCTGATAAGGGTTTTTCCTTGGGTTATAAGTAAGAATTCTTTGTGGATAAAATGCTCTCTTTATCTTTCTGACATTTGTAAACATCTTTAGTTTAAAGTAAGCATCAGCACTTTCTCCCCAAGGAATATTGTCGTACTCCATGAGGGCAGTAACTTCATCCATCTTAGATTTTTCGCTTTCAATCTGTTTGGCTGTTTTAATTCTGTGTCTTATGGCAGCTAAATAGTCAATAGCAATAAACCCAGCATTCTTACCTTTCAACATATTCTTGATGTTTTCTTTTGTTTCTTCGTACCACCATTCACCCTTATGCCAAGCAGAAGAGATAAAAGCCTCTTTCGATTCTTCAACTAAATGTTGGTACTTTGGATTCTTTAAGTATGGCGCTTGTCTAATATAAGAAAAAGGGCGGATAACCGCATCCACAACAGATTTATCAATAAGCCTGAATTCTTCGTAGATCGTAAACGTGCTTCTTTTTCCTCTTGAGCTGTCCCGTGCTGCCACAATTACAATACGACTACCATTATGCAAATCAACCTGCTTCGTATTCATATTAGAAGTCAGGTTGCGTATTTCTCTCGCGACATTTGGATAATTGTCTTGTAATTCCTTGATCTTATCATCAATGATAATGCCAGCCTGTTCCTTAGTTGAACTAACAACAACAACCTTAGACCCTGGATACAAAACTGCTCTAGCCATTGCATAAACGCCCAGAAGCCAGGACTTCCCTACAGCACGACTACATATAGCCACATAGGAATCACTTATGCTCATTGCATATATCCATATAATCTGATATGGGTGCAAATGTATTCCAAAGTAATGCTCTATAAATCTGTGGATATTTCTTCTATAGAAAGTCGTCCACTCAATCATTCTTTCTCTTTTTTCTTGAGAAATCTGGTTGGTTGATCTTGTTTGTTTTGCTCTCTTGAATAAGTCGCTACTTTTTGCATAGTTGCTATAATTATTTTTATAGTTCTTATATGACATTATTCACCATCCACAAAATCAACATCATCATCTTCTTCATCAATAATGTCAATAGTTCCGCCAGAGATTTCCCCTATTTCTTCAACAGTAAAATCCCTTGAGCCAGTAACGAAATTACGCATTGGTCTTTCTATGTAAAGCTTGATATATTCTACGATATCATCAACGTCTTTATATAGATCTTGATCCTCCCACCATTCCGCAGGGGTTTTTTCTTCAATATCTTTTATCCATTCGCCGTAGGTTTCATGACTCTTTCCAGCCGCCGCCGCATTTTGTTTGTCTGGAGTAAGTGCCGCTTTAGACATGGCCTCCATAAGTCTTTTTTCAAGCTGGGCAGTAGATGACTGTTCGAGTCTAGCTTTTCTTATATCATTCTGAATATAGCACAATATTTTCATCAAGCTCAGTTCGCCATGCGTATCGCATTTGTTTGTTGCTTGCCATTGGGCTAATTCCAAGTCCATATACTCATAATCATCTACAGTAAGACCATCTCCCCAGAAGAACCTCCAATATTCTTGAATATCCATCTCTACATCAGCATCTTCTAAGGGATCTCCGCCAACCCTGCCCATTGGCTCAACAAAAACTAGCTCTTCTGGGTCTCCCCCCATCGCTTCGCGACTTCCTTTTCTAACAGATAAAAGCTTCGTTTTATATATTCCAAAAACGGCTCTTGTCTTTTTGCCATTTGCTTCC